AATCAACGCGAGGAGCAGATCGTACGAGAGGCTCTCGGGCTCGGGGGTAATTCGGATGCAAAATGGTGTGACGCCAGAGGTCAATCAGGCCCTAGTCCCGCAGATTTTGGTGACCATAAGCCGATACCAATCGATTCCGTTTGCGCCTCGTTAGTAGTCTCAGATCCAGCTACCACAGAGCAGCTGCTTTCAGAAGAATAGGAGAATAGATCTATGGCATTGCAAATTGGGTTTGATAGGTGGATGCTCCCGCCCGTTAGACGATGTAAGAACGGCTGCTTACTCTAGCCGGACGGTCACTATGATCGTTCGGCGTTAATGGTCCCAATATGATTACCTTGATCTGCTTTCTCCTGGCTTGTTACGGCGTTACGAACATCGTCACGAGTGGAAAAATTTTTAGTTGGACCAGGCGTTTACTGTGTCCCATCCCAGTCCTAGGCTATTGGATTCAATGCCCTATGTGTCTGAGCGTTCCAGTCGGAGCTGCTTGGTGTTGGCTAGGGCTTGGACCAGGGACAGGATTGCCATTTTGGCTAGATCTTGCAGCCAGCGGATTTATTTCAAGCGCGTGGGTATGGATGACAAGAGTCTTCCTGCATCGTCTCGGGGAAGATGAACTGTGATGATAATGTATAACAATATCAAGGACTTAATCTAAATGGGATTCTGGGGCAACGTTGGGCATCAGGTCCGAGGACTTCTTCGCTGGGATAAAGAACAGGTTGTTCTAAATCTCGCAAAAGGTGGAACCGCATCTGGGTATCCCCAGACTGGCTTCGATCTTCTTCAGTCATACGGACACGATGTCCTATCGGACCATCTCAAGCTCGAACACGACCTCATGGCGAGGTTTGTGGATTACGAGGAAATGGACGATTATCCGGAATTAGCGTGTATCTCTTCGGAATCATTCATACTTTCTCCGGGTAGCAATACCTTACCCCGAGGTGAGCCGGGTAGCAACAGAAAACTCGGAGCTACTGTCGAGCAGCTTGTGAAGGCTAGGGAGTCAGGTAATACGGACGACCTGTATGTCTTCGCCATGGACCATGCCAGCAAGAAAGTTGTGGTTGCCAAGGCTAAGGGGCCAGTCAAGACTGGCACTAAGGAGGTCTACCGAGTTACCTACGAGGGGTACAGGGGTAATGGAGAGTCCTGGTCCATCAAAGCGACCGGCGATCATCTGTTTATGCTCCGTGATGGTGAATATCGCAGGGTGGACGAGCTTCGCGCTGGCAACCGATTGATGCCTTGTAGCTTGCGCGTTGGCTCTACTGGATACTCTGAGGTTTACGAGCCGTTACGGCGGACCAGCGGTGGTAATCCCGTCTATAAGTATGTCCATCAGCTGGTAGCTGGCGCGGTGACCGGGTGTGACTTCGAGAGTTCCGAAGTTGTTCACCATATCAATCGAGACAAGACTGACTATAGACCTTCAAACCTTGAGGTTACGACGCTTCGTGAGCATGTGAAGTCTCACTGGGAGCATCCTGGTACCCACGAAGAGCACGTCAAAAAAATATCCGAGGGCACCAAGAAGAAATGGTCAGATCCTGCCTTCAAGCTCCGCGTCTCCAAGACTCACCAGAGTCGCGAGCCGGAATGGTTGGACAACGAAAGGGCTGGTAAGCACAAGTCTTTTCAGGCCGCCGGCAAGCTCTCAGACGAGCATCGTGCTGCGATAGCTAAAGGGCGGACGATTCCGTTGGCCAAGGATGTCGTTGAGGCGGCATTGCGAGCTTCGTCGTCTTTGAATGACGCGAGCAAGAAGCTCAACGTTTCTTGGAATACGCTGGCTCGCCGGGTTGAAACCTTTGGTATTGACCGGGATATTCTTGGATCTAACCTTGGTGGTCCACAGCCTGGTGAATCTAGCTACGGAAACCATCGCGTCGTCTCTGTTGAGTACGTTGGCGAGGAGGATGTTTACGACATCGAGGTTCCTGGTTATCACAACTTCGCTGTCGGAGATCCGTCCGGCGAAGGATTTATCTTCATTCACAACAGTGCAATTGACATATATGCGGACGATGCCACCCAGACTGAGTCTCTGATGAATCGTGCTGTCTGGGTAGATAGTCCAGACAAGACTGTTCAGACTATCCTTGAGGATCTATTCTGGCGACGTCTAAGGATAGATGAGGAGATCTGGGAGATAGCCAGGACTCTTGTCAAGTACGGTAATAACTACGAAGAACTCCTGGTTAGCCAGGATGGTCTCGTGGGCTTGAACTTCCTTCCCCCTCCTACTATGCGGAGAATCGAGGGTCGTCGTGGCGAGCTGTTTGGCTTCGTGCAGGACTACAAGGGTCGCTTCGGGTACTGCTTGGCCAAGGGGTCGCGAGTCTGGGGTGCCAATGGTATGTCTGAAATCCAAGACTTCGACGAGACCAAAGCCATCGTTGGTTACAAGGATGGCGTCCAAACTCCGATGCCGCTCGTAAAGCGACATGTTCAGGGAACCAAGAAAATATTCAAGCTAAACACCCGACATAGGGAGATTTTTCTCACAGATGAGCATCCTGTCTATGCTGAGCGTCCAGATGGAACTCGCGAGTGGGTTAAGGTAAAAGATCTAAAGATCATCCGCTACAACGGCGCAAAGCAGAGTATCGATTACTCGCGGTCGGATAAGATCGTGATTTCGACAAGAATGCCGTCTGGGGAAGTCCCGGAATGGTCTTCTATTCAGGAATATGATCCGTTCGATAGAAAATGGGGTGACAAGGGTAGCCCTAGTCAGATCACGATACCAGATCGTCCAACGGAGGACTTTTGTCGCCTATTCGGCTTCTTGCTTGGCGATGGGTGGATAGAAAATAGCCAGAGAGATCCTGGGTCAAATGAGGATGCCTATAAGCAATCTGGATGGGGCCAAGGCGGAGAATATGACCATACGTCCGGGCGTGTGTATTTTGCCCGTGGAACAGATGAATCACGCAATGACCTATACGAATCACTGCTCTCGTCTTTTAGTCTCGAAGTAAAGACAAAAAACAACGGCGAACAGTCATGTGTAAATTCCGTCCAGCTCGCCAGGCTGCTTGATTCGCTTGGGTGGATTAACGGTGCAGAGAATAAGCGTATCCCTAGTTGGGTCTACGGACTACCTGAAGCACATCGTGAAGCATTTGTAGTTGGTCTTATCGATGCCGATGGATGGGATACTAGGACCAGTACCGGCACACCTGGATGGCACATTGAGCTTGCCAACTATGATCTCGTTCGAGATCTAAAAAATATGGCCGACGGACTTGGCTACAAGGCAGGTAACATAGGCTCCAGGAAGAGGAAGCCAGGAACCGTAATTCAGAATCGTAGGACGGGAAAATCGGTAACGATTCAGAGCCAGAGGGAGTGCTTCAACCTGCATATTAGTAGCACGAAGTTCGATCAGCAGTTCGTGGCGGAGAATGTTCTAGGCATTTCCTATTATGGCGAAGGAGATGTTTACGATCTTGAGGTTGACGATGAAGCGCATAACTTCATCGCAGATGGTGTGGTTGTTCATAATAGCCCCGATGAGTTCAAGCAGCTTCTCACGCAGCGCATGGCTGGCGCAGGGTCGCAGGCTAAGGATAAATACGCAGCCCTTGAGGACTGGGAGGTCTGCCATATGCGCCTCCGCTCCAAGCACCGTCGTTCAATCTACGGGTACTCAGTGCTTGAGCCGGCAAGGTGGATCTGGAAGCGGCTTATGCTTCTGGAGGATGCGGCTATGGTTTATAGGCTGCAGCGTGCGCCGCAGAGGTATGCCTTTTATATCGACGTTGGCGACATGCCTCCAAAAGAGGCGATGGCGTTTCTCCATAAGATTCGTCAGCAGTACAAGAAGACCAAGTTCTACAATCCTCAGTGTCTTACTGCGGAGACTTGCGTGACCATGTTGGATGGTACCGACAAGAGTATGGCTGAGCTTGTCCGTGACTATGCGGACAAGGAGTTCGACGTTTTCTCGTATGATCTGGAGTCTGGCAAGGTTGTTCCCGGAAAGGCAAAGAACCCAAGGCTAACTCACAAGGACGCACCCATATGGCGGGTAGTCCTGGACAATGGCGCCACAGTTAGATGCACTGGAAACCATCCATTCCTGATGCGTGACGGCAAGTATAAGGCTGCCAATACGCTTGAGTCCGGAGACTCTCTGATGCCGCTCTACATGTCCCGTGGTTCCAAGGGGACTCAGGGTTACTGGATGTATCAGGAGCCTAGCACCGGCGAGCGTCGTCCTGTTCACAGGATGGTTGGAGAGTCATTTGGGACGCAGCTTGCCGATAATAGTGGACTGCATGTTCACCATATCGATCATAACAAGGCGAACAATACTCCGGACAACTTGGAGTTATTGACTGCTAGCGAGCACGCCATAAAGCATCCCGAACGCGCCGAGGCTGGTCGCAAAGCATATGTAAAGTGCATCAAGGATGACCCTGAGTTCAGGAATACCATATCGGATAGGCTTGAGAACTGGAGAGAGAATAGTCCCGATGCTCAGAATTTCTTTTCCGAGCACGGGAAAGAAATAATGGCTAAGCGCAAGGAACTCGCCGCAGACGGGCAGGCAGCCCTGATGGCCATAATATCCACAGAGGTAGTCAGAGATCCCCTCGTAGTCACAGAGGAGCTAGTCGAGAGGCTCAACTCCAACGAGGCGTTCACTGAGATATACGAATCCCTGCCAACCACGAAGAACTCAACAATGACGTCGGGGTGTCTTTTTGCATTCCTTAAGCGCCAAGGGTTTGATGGATTCAAGGACTTTAAGAACAAGAAGACAGGCCAGGCATCCTGGAACAATCGTACATACGGTGGAGAGGCCACCAAGAAGAGTGAGAACCATAACCATAAAGTAGTGAGCGTGACCTTCGAGGGGCACGAGGATGTCTACAACATGGACGTCGAGAAGTATCATAACTTCGCACTCACTGGAGGCGTTTTTGTTCATAATACCGGTAAGTTAGACCTCAAATACAATCCTCTCTCTCAGGACGAGGACTTCTTTGTCCCTGTTCGCAAGGGAGTTCAGCAGACCAAGATTGACGTTGTGGGCAGCCCTTCGTGGCAGCACATGGAGGATATTGAGTATTTCAAGCTGAAGCTCTACGCAGCCATCAAGGTGCCTAAAGTCTATCTTGGGTCAGAAGCTCCGCGAGCCAAAGGTGTGTTGTCGCAGGAGGATGTGAGATTCGCCCGTACTGTCCTTCGTTTACAGCGCGAACTGAGGAACGGGATGAAAAAGATGGCCAGGGTCCACCTGGCTTCTTTGAATATCAATCCGTCGGCAGTTGATTTCGAAATCCACATGACCACGCCCAGTTCGATCTTCGAGCTGGCGCAGCTAGAGGTCAGAAACGCCAAGGCAGACTTTGCCGGGCGGATGCAACAATTCGTATCTCTGCACTGGATTCTCCAGAAAGTATTTGGACTTAGCGAAGAAGAGATCGAATACATCATCAAAGAGCGCCACCAAGAGCAGCTCTCTGATGCAGAGATCCAGGCTAAGGCAATGGGTCTTCAGATGGATGTTCAGAGCCAGGGGGCCGTTCAGCAGCAGGCAGCTCAGGCAGAGATCCAGACTCAGCAGCAGGCAGCTCAGCAGACATTGGCAACCGCCGCCGCAGGTGGAAGCACTCAGGCTTCAGAAGAATTGCGGGCAGCTTTTCGTGCTTCTGGTGCTTTGTCCCGTAGGTGGCCACAAATGAGACAGCACCTCGGATATAAGCCAATAACGGAGCAGGAATTATTCCAAGGGAATCGAGAACACGAGAAATTGGTCGAAGATAATCTTGAGACGATAATGGGATCTAATACCGAAACTGCGAGACGTCTTGGTGAGTTAGGCCAACTTCTAAACGAAGTGAAGATGACGATACCTGGTCGTTGATTGTTTGAATAAATGGATCTAACCATCCTTGACAGTGCTTTTAACTTACCTCTAGTATCCACTTCAGCAAGGGCAATATCCTATGCGGCATAATCCTTTTTCCATAGAAGACAAAATTGTTCCAGCCGAGGCTATTCGAAAGATAGTCGAAGGTTCGTACGAGCAGCTCACCTATCGCCTCGATGAGGCAGTAGAGGAGAGCCGATCCTTATTCACTGACGGCGTCGAGGGTATTTCTCGGCTGGCTACGTTTAGAGACAGGGTCATCGTCGGAACATCTGAGGGCTCTTACTTTGAAGCAAAGTTTGAGAGCAAGGATGGGGAGATCGTATTTGGGGAGCCAAATCAAATTGATGTTCCCGTAATTTCGACGTCGAATGCGGCGAAGTCGGTACGAGACTATTCACTGAGTATCGTTGACTCCATCATGGCCGAGGGGTCTGGGGACGCTTCAAATAGCATCCTACAGCTTGCTAGCCTACAGGAGCAGGTGGTGGTGGAGCTGGCTAGGGATTATGTTGGCGAGACCTTGGCATCCCTATCTGAGGGACGTCCTTGGCGGCAGGTATTTGCCGAGCAGGCTAATGAGATCAAGCGGCAAATAGTAGATGTTCTGGAATCAATCCATGAACATTCATTAGAGGCTAAATATAAGCCTCTATATGAAACCGATGAGATCCCTGAGGAGCAGTTCGAAAATTACCGCGACAATGCGGAATCCGATCTGAATCTAGTCGCTGAACGTATGGAGCAAGTGCACCATATTGCGGAAGCAGCATACCTTCCTTTTATCGAGTCAGTAGGAAACACTGAGTTGGATGAGGCCGAGGCCGATACCCTTTCTCACTTCTGTTTCTTTGCCGAGGATCTTATTGAAGACCTGCAGGAAGTTCGGGGAATCGTCTCCGATGCTCTTGTAAACGAACAGTGCGTCATGTGTCTCGGTCACATTTATGATTCCATCGCCGAGTCGTTGGTCAGCTACGAAATGGCTGCCATCTTCGTCGAGCGCATGGTTGGCGCTTTCGACAGAGCCGCTTAGGTTCCAACTGTCAAAACTAGGAGAAGCTCAATGAATCGCAGATATCCAGTACAGCTCACCACAATCGAAGAAGATTTTAGAGCGATCGGGCTTCTCCCTCAACAGGAGTTGCATGAATCGAACGAGGCTCTTCACGAGGGTGACAATCCTCGCAACCCTCGTGACATTCCTTCCCCTGACCCCAGCACGTTGGCAGGAAACGATGACAGCGAGGGCTCGATCAACGCCAAGGCTCGCCACAAGTATGCTCGCCAGCCGCGTCCAAGGATTGCTCCTACCGACAAGAACGACCATGACGATCCAATGGACGCCGGTGGGAAGATGTCTGGCAAGAGCGCTGGTTCCTACAACAAGAAGCCCAACTACCGCGAAGGTGTTGATGGGAACCCAAAAGCTGAGTACCCCGACGGGTACAAGACCCTACGTAAGCGCATGGTGGATAAGTCCAAGGGCGCTCACTACGACGGTGGAGAAGATCCAGATGTCGCACAGGGCCTAGCTCCAACCAAGAAGATTGCTGGAATGGGCGAGTCTGGTTACGTTAACCGAGCAGCTGAATTAGTGGGAGAGCTTGATGCTCTCGTACACGGTTCCCAGGTAAACGAAGACTTCGACAACCTTGGCCGTGGGTTCGCTCTCCTCGGCGAGAACGCAGCACTCCTAGCCGAGCGTCTCGTTGATATCTCTGATGATTTCGAAATCGAAGGTGTTTACGCCGCGATGGAATCACTCCATGGCAGTGCCTCCGAGGCATATGACATCGTCGAGATGAAGGTCACACACGAGGCAGACAAGCGAGCTGCTGTCGCAAACGGTGCAAAGGTCAAAGAGGAAGACACCGAAGATGACGAGCTTGAGGTAGAGGACATCAAAGATGCCTTCCGTCTCATGACTCTAGATCTTATGGACGCCGTCGAAGCATACGATGCAGCCATCGCCGAAATGTCGGAAGCCAGCAAAGATGACGACGATGACGACGATGACGACGATGACGACGACGATGACAAAGAACAGAAGGAAAGTGTTGGAGATCGTCTCGCAGCTCTTCGGGCGGCAAGAGGTATGGTCCCTTTGGGCCGCTAGCTTCCGAAGAGTATCGGAAGAATAGAGATTCGTATTCATCGGGTCGCCTGGCAAAAGTCACAGACAATGAGCCAGGCGATACAGAAGCTGCACCATCATCAGGTAAGTCGTTCATGAACCCAAAGAACAGAAAGAAAAAGTCAGATACAGCCATAGAGCTGGATAAGACTTTTGGGCAAAGGCAGATTGCTAGATCTCCCAACTCTTTCAAATTTTGGCGTAAGGGCTAAGTATGTCGGGAACAGAAAAAGAACTACTTATTGACACCATGACCTTCAGGGCGACTGCCTTAGAAGAGTCAAAGGATGGTCCTGGCAAGTACGTAGCTCGTGGCGAGTTCGCTCGCGCAGATCGTGCAACGGAGAACAAGCGTCTGTACAACCATAGGTTGTGGGAGCGGGAGCTTGGCCGACTCGGCAAGCAACTCTCCGAGATGAAAGTCTATGGAGAGTTGGACCACCCGATGGATGGTCGTACTCAGCTTAAGCGTACTTCTCACATCATCAGCGACCTTCACCTTGAAGGTGACGTGGTTATAGGAACTGCCCATATCCTCGACACCGATCAGGGTAGGAATCTCAAGGCTATCCTCGACGCAGGCGGAGCCGTTGGGGTCTCATCTCGCGGGTTCGGAACTACAAAGCCGAACATGAAGGGCGAGTCTGTTGTCCAGGACGACTACAGACTTATGACCTTTGATTTTGTCGCAGACCCCGCTCAACAATCGGCATACCCAGTAGTTCATGTGGAGGGCAACGAGCCTGACACTACCGACACTACTAGTTTCGTGGAGGCAAATATGGATAAGAATATGACTTTCGAGCAGCTCAAGGAAAGCAACCCAGAGCTGGCGGCGAGCTGGATGCACGACGCTGAGCGTGAGTACGAGAAGCGTGGCGCAGAGATCTGGGCAAAGAAGATCACTGGTGCAAAGCAAGAGGCATCTACCGATCTTCGTACGGAGTTCGCTGACAAGCTTGAGTCAGCTATTAAAGACGCAAAAGCAGAGATGGAAGAGACCATCACTAAGCGTCTAATGAACGACCCTTCGGTGGCCGGCGCGAAGGCAGCGCTCGGTGAACTCAAGGATGTTCTTCGTCCATACATTATCCCTGAGGATGTCGAGCATGTTGTTCAAGAGAAGGAGGATAAGATCTCCTTTCTTGAGAATATGATTGCCGACAGGGATCTCCAACTGGTCAATCTCCAGCAAGAGAACGATAAGCTCGCCTCGATTGCACGCGAGGCTGGTTATAGGTTCCACCTTGAGCAGAAGCTCAACGGAGTCGAGAATGCAGGGCTTGTCCGAGATCTGGTTGGTGACGTAGGTAACTACGCAACGGTTCCTGAGATGGACGCTCGAATCTCAGACATAGTTGAGGAGATGGCTAATCAGGCTATCGATGAGGACGCGCATAGCGAAGAGGTGACTAGGCTTAGGGCTCAGGTTACTGAGCATAAGCTCATTGCTGAGAAGGCTCTTGAAGCAAGTAAGCATCTTGCTTCTCAGGTCTATCTTGAGCAGCGCTTGGTGAATCATCCTAATGCAGACTACGCACGCAGCTTGGTAGAGGCGCATCAGCCTCAGAGCAAGCTCGACGTGGATAGTATCCTTACTCACTCACATCCAAAGATCTCGATGACGGAGGATGTGGAGTCTGCTAGGGCTCGTGTTCGAGGAATTTTGAATAGCGGCACTCGCGAGTATCTACAAGAGAGTGCAGAAGTAAGTAACGGTCAGAGTGATCATCCGATCGCTCAAAACTACAACGGGCTCGGAGCCAATCTGTCTGATATCCGTGCCCTCGCTGGGTTGTCTGAAGACGACCCGCGAAACTAACAACAACAACAACAACAACGGATACAGACAGTAACGGAGGATTAGGAAAATGGAAGCGAGACAATTAGTGCTAAACGAGTCCCGTCGTAGCATTGCAGATAAGGGCTTCATCCAGTCCCTTATCGGCAAGTGGGGCGAACTCCTTGAGGGTATCGATAACCCTTACACCCGTGGCGTCACAGCCATGCTCATGGAGAATGAGTCGCAGTGGCTGCAGGGCCTTGAGGAAGAGACCAAGACTATCAACGTCGGTTCCTTCACAAAGTTCATCTTCCCAGTGCTCAGGCGGGTCTTCCCTAACCTGATCGCAAACGAGATTGTATCGGTTCAGCCGATGACAGCTCCCGTGGGTGCTGTGTTCTTCTTCGACTACAAGTATGGATCTAACAAGGGTGCAACCCAGGCTGGAGCCATCTTCCCACGCGACTTTGATCGTGACTACTCTTCGGAGTTCGTTCGTGATGAGGCGCTGGCAACTGGCGACGGAGCGCTTTATGGTGGTGCGGGCGGTGCAATGGCTTCGGTCCTTGCATGGACTCCAGTTCGTCCATTGAATGCAGACCTTGGGTTCTCGCTTCAGCTCCTGGATTTGGATGCGACCGGTACTGCAGTACAGACTGCTATTGACAACGGAGCTGGTGGATTCACTGGTGATGCTGCTGCTGGTGCAGTCAACTACGGCTCTGGTGCGGTCACCGCGTTTAAGTTCACCGCTGCTCCTGCTACGGGTAACCGTATCGTTGCTCGGTACTTCTACGACGGAGAACTGAACACTAAGATCCCTCAGGTCAACCTGGACATCACCAGGCAGCCAATTGAAGCGATTCCACGTCGTCTCAAGGCTCTTTGGTCGTCCGAGGCTGCAGAAGACCTCCGGGCCTTCCACGGTCTTGACGCGGAGACTGAGCTTGTCTCAGGCATCGCTCAGGAGATTGCCCTGGAGATCGATCGCGAGATCATCAATGATCTTTTCGTGACCTCGGCATCGGGTCGTACCGATACCTTCTCTCTGACTCCTCCAGCGGGTATCAGCGAGATCGATCACCTTCGATCGATGATCACTACGATCAGTAAGGTCTCGAACCTTATCCACAAGGACACGCTCCGTGCTCCAGCTAACTTCATCGTGACCTCTCCTGAGATCTCGGCGAGGATTGCTCAGCTCACCACGCACGGCGACTTCCGACCTCTATGGGTTTCTGGCGGCGCAAGCCCCTACGGCCCAGCTGATATGCCACGTCCTCTGACGCAGCACGGTCAGTTCGGTATCTACAAGGTCGGTACCCTTATGAATAAGTGGGTCGTCTACGAAGATCCGTTCTTCGAGTCGGACAAGATGCTCGTTGGCCTCAAGGGAGCAAGCTTCCTCGACGCCGGGTTTGTATGGGCTCCATACATCCCACTGCAGGTCACACCGACCTTCCTTGATCCAGCGGACTTCTCGTTCCGTAAAGGTCTCAGGACTCGCTACGGTAAGAAGGTACTTAGATCCGAATATTATGGCAGAGTTAGCTTCACTGGTCTATAGGATTTAGCCCTTTCGGGTTGATATTCAAGGGGCCCGAGGATCATTCCTCGGGCCCCTTTTTATTAGGTACCGGCAGTAATTTGATAACTGTGATAATTTTTCAATAGTTGTCCGAGGAGGTAACATGGCCGCTCCCGCTGATGTGATCGTAGATATGATAGCCATTAGTATTAGCAGTGATACTGCCGATGACAATGATGAATTACCTAGTGAAATTGGCGAGGACGAGCATGTTTATGTTCAGGATGAGATAGCGAAACATAGTCAGACCATTGTTGAGATATCAAGAATGGCTGACAAGATGAGCAATCTCCTACAAGAGGTACGCAACACTTCCAGGGAAACGGACGATAGGCTTCGTCAGGTGGAGATAGATCTCCGAATCCTTGGTCTGGAGGAATAATATGGCGCGATATAAAAAAGCAGACAACTGTGGACCCGTTGGATACCCAGATCAGTCCGGTCGATACCTTGGCGATGGTGAGGTTGTCGAGAATGATGAGAACAACGACTGGGCACCCTTGATGGCGCTAGGTTTCATCGTGGAGACTTCCGGCGGCGTCACTCCGGATGTGCAAGAATCTCCAGCTGAGATGGTTGCTGCGGTAGAGCCTCCTTCGATGGAGCCTGTCTCAGAGATGGAGCCTGTTACCATGGTGGTGGATAAGCCAAAAAGCAGACGTTATAGGAAGAAAAAAGGGGTAAGCGATGGCGTGCGATCGGCTAATGACGGAGCAGGAGTTGAAGAAGTGGATTCTTCGGCGTCTGGGGAGTCCGATAGCTAAGGTTTGTCTCGACGAGCTTCATCTCGAAGACGCCGTTGACGATGCGAAGCGTTGGTTTGCTGCTAAAAAGGGCGTAGACCGGGACATAACGTTAGATCTATTTTCTGGCAAGGTTGAATACGTCATGCCTGAGGACTGTGATGCAGTTCTCGACGTGTCCTTCCAGGTCAGTCCATTGGATATCTCCTTGATTTTCGCTCCGCATATTATTGCGGACGAGAAGGTTCCATACAACGCCTTTGCTGCGCCTAGTTCTGCGGGACTGTACAGTTCACTTGTACAGTCATTGCAGTATGTCGATATGGCTAAGCGCATCATTAATTCCGAGAGGAATTGGATGTACTTCCCTCATAAAAACATCCTACTCCTCCTCCCTAACCCCAAGGGCGGAGGGAAGGCATACGTTGAGTATAAGAGTACTTGTAATACAATTGAGCAGCTTCCTGAGCGTGATCACGATTTAGTTAAAAGGTGGTCTCTGGCGTATGCGAAGATGGATCTAGGTAATATTTATAGTAAGTACTCATCGTGGCCAACGGCGCAGGGTCAGGTCCAGCTTAATGGTCCGGCACTCATATCTCAAGCTGAGGCTTCGTTTGAAAAGTTAGAAGAAGAAATCTACAATAGCGCGATGCCGATGCCATTCTTTGCTCAGTAATACAATGTTATACCTAGTTGAAAAGAAGAAGCGAAACAGTAAGCTTAAGCGCAACCTGAAGGCGGCTAGGAGAGAGGGTGCTATAAGTTTTGATCAGTCATATAAGCTAAGTCGCCAGCCTGAAGATAAGCTTAAGGTGCGGGCAGATCGAAAGGCGAAGGCCCGTCGAGACGTGAGTACGGTGGATCGTATGAGGGCTCAGAAGAAGTTTGGCGGCGGGCGACTACATATGACGACTCCTAAGGCTAGGGAGATGGAAAAGAAGTTCCATAGCGAGAGTATCTATGTCGATGGATCTGTGTTCGCTCCTGATTTGCTGGCTCTTGAAGAGGAAATCTATGGGCCGGGATGGTTGGACAGGTAGTGGGCAAGGTTCTCGACGATAGCGAAGTTTTTTTATTCGACTGTATCAATCAGGATTTGATTGATCTTGCTGGCGTTGAGATAAATCTATACGGATACGACGGAGGCAGCATCCTCAACAGGAAGAAGATAGATCCACTATACGGTGAGCCCACTGAGCGTGTATTCGATGGCCCTCACAGGGTTGGTGCGTTTGTTAAGTATCCAGAGTACGAGCCACTAGCAGAAGAAGTTGGATTTGGACGTGAGTGGGATGCGGAAGTCATCATCAGTCGCGTCAGCCTAGATGAGAAGAATCTCGCATACCCTTCCGAGGCGGACATCATTGAGATGTGGCGCACGCCCTACCATGACCAATGGTCGATGGGTAAAGGGATGTTTTTTGATGTGGTAAAGGCTCAACACGATGGTCACATCAACGATTCGCCGACATTCACGCAATTCAAACTTAAGGTGAAGAGGCGGTCTCAGTTCGGAGCAGAACGGAGGCTTTCGCCTCCATAGGAAATACAGATTATGTCTACTACTTGGATGATAAATGGCCCTGGACAGGCTCTCTTTATGGGCAACCCAAACGTTAGCCAATTCGGCGCAGGCGGCGGCGGACAGACGTCTCCCGGCTCTGGCTACGTGCCAGACGAGGTGGCTAAAATGATCGTCAAGGAATCAGGTCTTCGAAAGTCAGACACTATTCCTAAGCGCGTCATCGTTGGATACCTGGAATCGATGGGTCTATCCCCCGGTCTGGCTACTGACGTGGCTATGGTACTTAGAAACATGTACGGCGTGACGCCTACGTTCGACGAGAGCACACTCTACAGTCGCTCTGGGGCACTCATCGAGGAGCTTGCAAGCGTTGTGAACGAGAGCTACCCAGCTCCATTCAGAGTAGACGAACCAGAGGTTCTATTTGAGGCTGACGTAATCAGCCAGTACATTGCCAGTGAGTACATGGAGTCGCTGGATGAGGAGTACGACGTCGTACTTGAGCATCTTGCTGCCATTAGTCCAGGAGATTTTCTAGATATCGTCGAGTTCTACGAATGGGTTGGCCCAGAAGGGTTCGCTTACCTAGGGGACTTGGTTGAGAACGGACCTGATGGTCTTGCTGATGAAGTGCTTGAAGGACTTTGTTGTCCGGGTGGTTCACTGGCGGAGGATGTTCAGTATCATATTGAGAAGATCGACATGGACGCTGCTCTTCGTAAGGGGCAGGCTGCTAGGAAGATGACTGATGCTGGCATCAATGATGCGGTGGCGAAGGGTAGGCTTAAGCATCGCGAGAAGCTTGGCAGGAAGAAGCAGCGGAATGCGTCTGTTTCTGATCGGAAGCAGACGATTAGGGCATACAAGGATCGAAGCGGCGGCGAGAAGGCTGATCCTCTTGCGCAGCGACAAGCTGCCTCTAAGAGAAGCGGAGTTTCCGCTATGAAGTCTATGAGTTCTGCTGAGCGCGGAGCTAGGATCGATAAGGGTCGAGACAAAGCGGCTCAGAGCGGGCCGGCGGCATTGGCTAAGAGGAAGTCCGACAACAACGTTATGAAGTCGAAAGGGTCAAAAGCCCTGGGCATGATGAAGAGTGTTGGAAGTGCTGTTGCTAAGAAGGCGTGGGGTGCAGCTGGTGCTACAGCTCAGGGTGTTGGCCACCTTAAGGGCAGATTCCAGGGCGGAGAAAAGAATGGTAAGGCAGCCAAATCGGCAGCCTCCGCATCAAATCCTGCGCCACAGGCAGCCAAGTCCTCAGCTCCTGCTACTGGAGAGAAGAAGGGGATATTCCATAGGGTTGGTCAGGCAATAAAAGGTTTCAAGGATAGATTCCTGAGTAAAAGACCAGGAGTGGCATCGCAGGGTGGTAGTGGTCCGAGTAGTGCTGGTGCCACAAAGAAGCCTCCAGTGAGAGAGTCGGCTTCCCGTAGCGGGTCTCTTCTATCAGAGATGCGAGGCGTTCTCGATGATGTCGAACCTGTATACGGAACGGAAGATCCGTTCGACGTGTTCGAGACTTTTGAGGTTGGAGACCTAGTTGGGCAGGCTGTCATAGAGTCTCTATCCCAACTTGACTGGGACGAGGTTTGTCAGCTTGCAAGCATCTCGATGCTCCCCGTCGAAGAGTCACAGGCACTCGTAACTGCCTACCAGAATGGCTCCGGAGACTTCTTTCACGCATGGCGCGGTACCAAATCGCGAGTTGATATGCCGTCTGCGCTAACACAGGAGTCGTTCGCCCTTCTCGCAGGTCTGTCGATCGACGAGGGAGTGGTTCCGGCGCTGGTGGGCTACTCATACAGAGCCATCCAGGTCGCAAGTCCTGATGTTGCCATGTGCATCGAGGATGCGTATCCAGACCTAGGTAAGACGGTCTACGGTCCAGCCGGAGACCCAAGAGAGGGTCCACAGCTAGCCAAGAGCTTCATGTCCCCTCACGCTACCAGCACCGATGCTCCAAGTAAGGACAGGCAAGTGATGGCAACAAGGATGTTCGCAGATCCCGATGTCACAGACCGGGAAAAAGCATCCAAGCTATCAGATGTGAAGAATGTCCTTGGGGCGATGCGTGCCGCTGCGGCTACATCCGGGGTAGACCCAGAGGGTATGTTTCTGAATACGTACAGGGATATGCACAGGGAGAAGGTTAGGTATAGCTGATGCCCCTGGATCAGCTGAAGGTAGCCGCCGCCATCGGTAATGGGCTCAATGTGGTTTGCGCCACTTGTGAGAACTACTGGGACGCCCAGGACAGAGGTGTTCCAGATGGAAGATGCTTAGCCACCGATGGATGTGGGGGACCGATATCCGGTGGTGCGTTCCATGAGTACCGGGGGCCGATGGCTCAGTTCGATCAGTTCTGTTTCAGGTGTGGCAACCAGGCTACCCACGCACTCAGAATGAGTGAGCACCCTCGTGTCATCGGTGTTTGCGCTGAGCACATTGAACTGATGAAGACCCTGAAGCCCGAGGGCAAGCAAGCCCCAAACGTTGTCGTCCTATCCAAGGACGGGGAGTCGGAAATCAGAGAGGATGATCCTCCTCCCAAGCTAGTACTCAAGTTCAAAGGGTAAGATGGCCAAGGGTGGTCGCTTTGTTGATATCAAGAAGTCTCCAAGGACGATAAACGCTTGGAGACTGGCACTAAAAGAGCGCAGGCAAAGAACTATTGCGATGCACAGAATCGTTAGCTACCTCGTGGCCAAGGATTTCTACGACATGCTGATGAAGCAGATACCTAGCGGCAGTGAATACAAGAGCCTTCGTGAGTCCCTGAGGATATCAGAGGTTAGCGTAGGCCTAGGAGCCAAGGCCGCCTATGCGGTACATGTTCCAGTCAAGTCGAGAAAAATTCGTAAGCTAGACACAGCAAAGACTATTATCGAAGTTCGAGCAAAAAAGCGTCTCAATAAGCCAGATCCTGCGGTTCTCCTCCTAGAAGAAGAAGGCCCATGGACTGCTGACACCTTGCCATTCTGGCCATCAAAGAAACTTGCTACCGTTGTTCAGCGAAAGGTCTCCAAAAGAGAGGTTGATGAGCTAGCCAAGGATCAAGAAAAAAAGAGGAAAAAAGTCAGAGCAGAGCTACGTAAAATACGTAAGCAGAATCGTGAGTCCGAGGGAGGCGGGAAGCAAGGAAGGGTGGGGCGCAAGGGTAAGGCGATTCCAGATGTTTCAATGTTGGCGCTAGATCTAGAGTTCGGCACTGGCGGTGGGAAGTCAAAACCGGTGTTCAGGAAGTCAATCAGGCATGCCAAGCAAGGTATCAAGAGGCTCCCTAAGAGGTACAAGAAAATAGTGCAAGCCATGAATGATCCTAACTCTAAGATATACAAGAACTACCCTCCTAAGATGAAAAAGATATCCAAGGGAGAGGCGACAGGTTTTATCGGATTCCAGAAGAGGCTTGGGTACTAATGACTGTTCTCTCTAAAAATAACGAACGCAGTGGGGATGTTTGGCTTTCAGACTTTGATCGTGGAGTAATAACTACACTCGGAGGCGAGATCAATACGGTTGGAGACATGTACGTAGTGGATGTCTCTGGAGTTAGCCCGCCACCCCCAGTAGGGGAAACCATATTCGAGGGTGTTCCTATCTATTTTGCGTTCCCAGATGAGACAATTGACCCAAAGATTCTTCCGTCGTTCGTTGTTCGTCGCGATGAGATAACTCCAGCGATGAGTAGGTTGCACCCAGGTAATCAGCAGTACTACGTGCCATCGAAGTCTGCGGCGGCGGTGACTGTTGTGAATCCTAGAACAGGGAACGTAATGGCGGAAGGCTTCGATCAGTACGAAGACAAGTCGCAGGCAGTCCCATTCGATTTAATGTACACAGTCCAGATTCGTGCACGATATCGCAACAATTTGAAGGTAGAAGCGATGCAGATGCTTCGCCATACGCTGAAAAAGTATCCTCCATACACAACTGTGTATTTAAGGGACAGCAACGACGATCTGCGTAGCTATACGGCATTCATGGAGAGTCCATCCGCCTTAGACACAAAGCCAGATGTTGCCGGTCGGGAGACTAATTTTAATATCACCCTACGAGTCGAAGCTGAACTTGACTTAAATGACCCGCTAGTCAGGACGGCTATGTCGAGTCTACCAACGACAAATACCGGACTTCTTTAGACGATCGAAAAGGAATAATGAAATGCCATGGATTTACAACGCAACCCCTGAGACGCAAGAGGCTATCTCGGCAGATGGATCAATGATCTATTTTCCCTCTAGGAGGAAGACATACGTAAAGCCGGAGCAAATGAGTGCTTACGTTTGGAACCTTGTACAGGCGAGGAAGCTGGCCAACAGGGGTGGAGATCCACAGATGAGTTCAGCGGTAGCGACCAAAGCTACAGTAGTAAAAGTAGATCTTAAGCCTGATACCAAGGCAAAGACTGTGGAGTACGCAAGATCTAACGATGCCGACACCTCCAGTAGTCATCATAAAACCCATGCTAAGGTCGCCAACGAATCTTCCAGTAAGAGACCGTCTCGCAAGAAAATAAAAGCCGAGAAAAAACAGTCCGATACTAATAAAAAAGAAGATACCCAGAGTAATTTTACCGATACCAAGGCTGATGCCGCAGAGATACCAACAAAGAGAAGCAAGAGGTCCTTCAAGCGGAAGGGCTGATGTAGATCTACTGGCCTCTGAATTTGATCATCTAGGAGGCAATAGTGGCTGAATTTCTATCTGCAGGGATTTTTATCGAGGAAGTCAACGTAAGCGGCCAGCAGGTCGATGCGGTTGGTACCTCGACAATGGCCACCGTTGGCTGGGCCCGTCGTGGCCCCGTTGATGAGGCAAAGCTCATAACCAGCAATGACGACTTTGGTCGTACATTTGGCGAGTACACAAATGACTCCCGAATTCCGATCTCAGTTCAAGCATTCTTCTCCAATGGCGGAACCAGGGCCTATATGGTTCGCGTTGTCCCTACCGATGCTCTAGCAGGAGAGTCCTGCATAACGGAACCGGTAGTCGGAGAGGCCCTTGGCCTAGGCGACGGCACATCTCCTCAGACCCTTGCCGCCACAATGGTCAACCTTCCTCTATTCAAGAGTTCAGTTACGATTGGATGGCGTAATGATCCGGCTGGAGCATTTACCGGAGAAGTTCCGACTGGGCTAAGTCCAGCTCCAGCAGAAGCTGTAGCTGGACCATACACAGGAACTTCCCTGTTAAACCTTCCCCTGACTGACGCCAATGTGACCATTAACTGGTCTGAGGCTATTCAGGCATCGGATGTCTTCACGTTCAATTCCAATCCTCTCGCTGCCGAGACGATCACGATTGATGCCAAGACTTATCAGTTCGTTGCTGCGATCCCTTCAGGTGTTGCAAATGACATCCTAATTGGTGGTACCGCAGAAAATACTATGGATAACCTGATCGCTGCCATCACAGGCGGCGCTGGCTCCGGGACGCTCTACGATGCGCTCACCGTAACTCACACGACATCTGCTGCAGTAAAGCTGACGGCTGCTACTATGCGGGGCTACACGATCGTCGGTGGCCTTGCTGGCAACGGCACGGTGGTTTCTGAAACCATTGCCGACGTTCTCAGCGCCTGGACTACAGGTGCTCCTGGCGCTTACGTGGGAGGCGCTGCTCTCGTTGCGAAGGTCTTAACTATCGATAGTGCCGACGCATTAGGTGGTGCTGACGTAGGTCGTGTTTCTGCGGCCACTATCAATCGAGATACTGGCGCCCTGAGTATTACGTTCAATGTGAGCGTTCCAGGCACAGATAACGGCCCAGAGCCTGCTGCTGGTATTACCGTTGACTATGATGCCGGCGGTGCTCTACAGACAGTCACAGACGACGGACTAGGAGTCTTCACCTTGGCTACCGTTGGCGGTACCGGAGTGGCCGGAGTCGTTGACTATGCAACTGGTGCCATCAGCGTTACCTTTACGGGCGGTACCGATGTTCCATTCGATGGCAATGATGTGGTTGTCGATTATAGCTACTGCCAGTGGGAATTGGACGCCGACAATGTCGGCGAGTGGTCAAGTCGTCTCAAGCTGAGAATTTCCGGTAACGAGAACTTTTTCACTTCAGGTGATCAGTCGGTTACTGGAGCGGGTGAATACTCTAAGTTCGATATATCAATTCTTCTTGCAAGCACGGTTACTGGCGAGGATGAGGTCAAGGAAACGTACGAGGAGGTTGTCTTTAACGACTCCGCAGACCCTCTATATTTCCCCGACATCATGAACGATAACTCTGATTTCGTTGCGGTTACAGATACTGGCGCATTGGACATCCCATCAGCGCTCAAAGGTGTCAACAGAACCGCTGAGATTCTTGGCGCTGGAGATCTAACTCCTACAATAAACTTCACAGGAACTCTGGCTTGGCCTTCAGTAGTAAAGACTTCACTGATAGTCACCTATGAAGCTGCCTCTGGTCTTCCTTTGAGAACTCTAGTGGCAGACGTCAACGGTCTTATTACTGGAACTGGTCTTGATATAACTAAGACCAACTCCGTGAATTACCTGACTGGCGTATGGGAGTTGAACTTCCTGGCTGGTGCAAATGCTCCTGCCGATGGAACGTCTATCACTGCTAGCTACATTTCCAATCCAGCATCCACTAGCATCGATTACACATTCCTAGGTGGTGCCGATGGAACGCTAAGCGGAGCTACATTCGACAGGACACAGTTCTCCAGCCCAATTCTTCAGCCTAATCGACGAGGCATGTTTGCCCTCGATCGAATTGATGAAGTGATGCAACTCATCATACCGAAATTCGCAGGCGACACGACGGTTATGGGGGACCAAATTGACTATGCTGAGAATCGCCTCGACATATTCAATATCTTTTCGACTCCAATCGGCATGAATGCTCAAGAGGCTAAAGACTTCAAGACCATCACATTCCCAAGGAAGACCAAGTTCGCGGCCATGTACTGGCCCTGGATCAGAGTTACAGATCCGACCAATGCCGCCAAAATACTTACCGTTCCCCCACTGGCATGGGTTGCCGGAATCTACTCAAGGACCGATTCCACGAGAAATGTCGGCAAGGCGCCAGGTGGCACCATCGACGGTGCTCTACGGTTCCTTACAGGGCTAGAGAGTGACCCTGATAAGGGCGAAAGGGATACGGTCTACCCAGTACGTATCAATCCGCTTATCAATACCACTCAGACTGGTCTTGCGGTTTGGGGTGTCAGGACTATGTCCCCGACGAATGATGTACTCAGGTACATCAATGCTGTTCGCTTGTTTCAGTTCGTTGAGAAGTCAATTTTCAATTCAACCTTTGGATTCGTATTCGAGTCGATTACTTCGAACCTGTATTCTCAGATCAAGACAACTGTTGATGGGTTCCTTCTCAATCTATACAACACTGGACACTTCGCGGGATCATCTCCTGGCCAAGCGTTCTTTGTAATCTGTGATGGAACAAACAATCCTCCTGAGGTTGCTAACCTTGGACAGGTTGTTGTGGACATCGGAATTGCACCAAACCGACCGGGAGAATTTATTAGGTTCAGGTTCAGCCAGAAGACCCTTACGGCCTAGTTCATAGGGACTGAAATCAGAAACGGGAGATAGAAAAAAATGAGTGTATCAGTAACAATTACGAACTTAGCCGCAGTTGCAACCCCAGTCACCGAGGCCTATGCGGTTCTCGGTGCTACCGGTGCTACCAACGACGCTATAACTATCGATCGGTCGGTAGCAGAGCTTGATTCGATGAGGGGCCTCAAGGCTCTTGTTGATGCCGGCACTGTCAGTGTCGATGCAGTTCAGTCGTCGGAT